TACTTACCTTAGGTGCATTTGGTATCACAACTGCCGGACGCATCATGAGTTTAAAGAACAAAGTAAAGAAAGAAGAAACTTCAGAAGAAGAAGTAGTAGATTAACCATATAAAACAAACACAATGCAATTAAGTAAAAATTTAGCACTTGCAGAAGTAACAAGAAGTGAGACTGCAAAAAGAAGAGGAATCAGTAACATGCCTACACCAGAGCATATTGAGAACTTCAAAAAATTGGCTGAGAACATCTTTCAACCAATCCGTGATCATTTTGGTGCACCTATTCATTTAAGTTCAGGATACCGCTCTGCTGCATTAAATAAAGCAGTAGGAGGAAGTTCTAGTTCACAACATTGTAAAGGTGAAGCTATTGATATTGACATGGATGGTACAGCAATTACCAACAAACAAATCTTTGACTTTATTAAGGCAAACTTAAACTTTGATCAACTTATCTGGGAATTTGGTACAGATGCTAACCCTGACTGGGTACACGTATCTTACAACTCTGATGGTCCGCAACGCAAGCAAATTCTCAAAGCAGTTAAAGCTGGTGGTGCTACTAAATATCTTCCACTTAAATAATAAGTTATGAAGCTTAGAAACGGCTGGGATAGTTATACAAAGCAATGGGATAAGTTTGCAATTAAGCTAAGAGTATCTTTTATTGATGTACTCTCTGTTGAAATTGATATCTCCAGAAGCTTTTACTTACTTACAATATTAAATTTTACAATTAAAAACAGGTAGTCATGATACATAGTAAAAATCAAATGATCCGTTCCATGAAAAGCTATGAAGCAGGTGGTGCTTCAGATGATTCTTGTATGGAAGAATATACCGGTGCTGATGGTAAAAGAAAAAAAAGAAGAAAAAGTAATTGTGGTAAAACAAAAACCATTAGAACTAAAAGTAGTGGATCAAGCACAACAGGACGTGATGTAGTATTAGGTCTTGCTGCTGGTGCTGCCGCTGGATTAGGTTTAAAGAAAATGTTAAACCAGCAAAAGAAAGGTGGAGCTGTAAAAAGAACTGCTAAGAAAAAGTAATACACTTAAACTACTATAATCCAGGTACTTTCTGTGCCTGGATTTTTATTTTAAATATATTTTGTTTAAACAATTATTGTATATTTGTGTAAACTTAAAAAATATAACAATGGAAAACCAACATGCCGAAGAGCAGTTATCTGCTGAAGAACTAGCTCAAAGAAAAGAAGAAATGAAAAACTTTTATGATGAGTCTGTTCCTTACTTAGAATCACAAGCAAAGTATGAAAAACTACTTACAGAAATTGAGGAAGCTAGATTTAAAAGAGCTAACTACCAATATCAGTTTGCTATGATGATGAGTCAAAGACCTGATATGGAAGAAGGAGAACCTGAACAAGAAAACCCAACTTCAGAACAAAAAGGAAGAAAGTTGAAAAAATCATAAGTTATGGCACTTGTTAATCAAGTACAGAAACGTGTTAAAATGTCCAAATGGGACGTAGTTAAATTTCAGATCTTAACTCATTGTTATATTAACCGTATAACAATGAGTGAATCTGATCTTAACTGTTTGACTTTGCTTAGCTTTAATGAACCCATTGAGCTAACCAGTTTTTGTTATGATGCTTCTGCAGAAGATGACTGGATATTTAAATCTCCACAAACTGTAAGAAACTGTATTAATAAAGCTGAGAAAAATGGATTAGTTATAAAAGATGTTGCTAATAAAAAGATCATCATGATTAATCCAATAATTAAATTGCAGACACAAGGTACTGTACTATTAGACTATAAATTCTTAGGTAATGAATCCGAAGAAAGCAACTAAATATTACAAACAAGTAGCTGAGGATTTAAACATTGAAGAGTCTTTAGTTGAAGACTTTATAGAATTTTATTATAAAAACATTAGATTTTCTCTTTCACATTTAACCTATCCTAGAATAAATGTAGAAGGTTTAGGACATTTTGTTGTAAAACCAAGTTGGGTAAGAAGATCAATTGATAGAATATCTAAAAGCTTAGACAAGCATGATACGTATACATTTGGTGCTTATGCTAAAAAGATAAGACTAGGAGAAACCCTAGACCTTTTAATTGAACTTGAGAAAAAAATTTTTACTGAGGAACAGAGAAAAAAATCTTTAAAAGAAACCAAAAATGAAAGCAGTATTAAAAGCAATCTGGGAGAATAGAAGTCAAATCCTAGAAGGTGTAAAAAACTCAATTGTAAGAGATGAGTTAGTAGAAGATATTTCTAGAATGAGACTAGATGTTTGTTATGACTGTGACAAGATTGATGAGAAAGGAAAACAATGTGCCGTAAAAGGAACACAACCTTGTTGTTCAGAATGTGGTTGCTCATTAGCTTTTAAGACAAGATCTCTTTCATCAGAATGTCCTCTTGATAAATGGCAAGCAATTGCTACAGAAGAAGAGGAAGATAAATTAGATGAACTATGAGTATAGTATTTAATGCGGATGATCACAGCTACAAGAGTGTAGATCCCAATGATGAAATCAAGTGGGTTAGTGTGACTACCCTACTATCTAGTCTTAAGAAACCTTTTGATGCAAAAGAAGTTGCTAAAAAGGTTTCTAAGAATAAAAAGTCTAAGTGGTATGATATAAAGCCTAGCACTATCATGGAGATATGGGATAATGAGGCTAAGCGCGCCACTACCTTGGGTACATTTTATCATAACCAAAGAGAAGCTGATTTATGCTCACTTGCATCTATTGAGAGAGAAGGTGTGACAGTTCCTATTTTTAAACCTTATGAACAATCAAATGGTTTAAAGATTGCTCCTTCACAAAAGCTTGAACCAGGCGTGTATCCAGAACATATGGTTTATCTTAAGTCAGCAGGCTTATGTGGCCAATCAGATTTAGTTGAAGTAGTCAATGGTAGAGTTAATATCATTGACTACAAAACTAACAAGGAGATTAAAACAGAATCATTTAAAAACTGGGAAGGTATGTCTGATAAGATGCTTACACCAGTAGAACATTTAGATGATTGTAATTTTAATCACTATGCTTTACAGTTAAGTATCTACATGTATATTATCTTAAAGCATAACCCTAAACTACAGCCAGGAAAAATATTTATTCACCATATTACATTTGAAACAGCCGGAGAAGATCAATATGGGTATCCTATTGCTAAGTTAGATGATAATGGAGAACCAAAAGTATTAGAAGTAATACCAATGCCAGTACCTTATCTTTATGATGAGGTAATCTCAGTTATTAATTATCTCAAGGATAATCCTTACATTATTAAAAAGAAGTAGTTATGATATTTTATGAAATAAGAGAAGTCAATCCTAATTATCCAGGCCGTGATAAGATATTAGCTTATAAAGGAACTGTATTATTTAGATTTAATGGAAAGTTATTATGTTATCTTAAACCTTTAAAAAATAAATCTAAAGGTTATGAAAATCCTGAAAAGCCAGATATATATTTACCGATTGGATTTATTGTTTGTAGAAATGATAATTTATTATATCATCAATATTATTTAGCTACAGGTTTTATAGATGGTTTAAAAAATATATTAGGTATAAAATCAAAACCAAAAACTGAAAATCCATTTATATGATAGTAAGATTGTTTGATGTTCAAAATGGGGTTGTAATTCCTACAGAACATTGCTATACTTTAAAGGCACTTAAAGACATCATGGATAACTATCCTGATGACTATCTTAAAATATACCTCTACTTGTTTTATATGACATGTCCTAATCCGGACATGAATCCTTTTTTTCATACTCCAGAAGTAGATAAAGAACACATTATCTTAAAAGAAATACAAGCAGAATTTTCTACAGAGGATGATGATATACATACAGCTCTCTTATTCTGCCAGAGAATGTATGAGACTCCTACATCTAGAGCATATAAAGGAATGGCATCTATGTTAGATAGATTAGCTAGATATATGGAGACTACACAGATTACTGCAGGAAGAGACGGAAATATTAATTCATTAGTAGCTGCAGCCAAAAACTTTGACCAGATTAGAGCATCATTTAAAGGAGTATACAAAGACTTACAAGATGAGCAATCAAGTAAAGTACGCGGAGGCCAGGGGCTTGCATATGACAGTTAATTATGAGTGAGATTTATCAAGACATACCAACCTATGACAATGGAACATGGACAACCACAAACTTTGAATCCAGAGAGGACTTCAGTAACTTCATATTTGGAGTTTTCAAAGAACCCGGTAAGTACGGATTCAACAGTACAACTAATCAGGTATTTATATCTGAGTCAAGAAGGTTTAGAGATAATGGAGTATACTGCACAGCCCCATTCAAATCAAAAGACTTTATAGCATATTGGGATGACCAAAAACAAAAATGCCGGAAAGGAATAATTGTAAAAGATAGTACTAACACATGGTTTCTTGCAAGAGAATACTATATGTGGTTAAACTTTCTACCAATCTTTGATAAGGAACAACAGAAATTTGACTTTGCCAAGATTAGGGATGCCCAGTATCATATGGCTCTTTATGAGTTATTATCTGAGTTAAACTATAAACATTCTGCTATTCTAAAGAAACGTCAGATTGCATCTTCCTACTACCATATGGGTAAGTTCATAAACCAGCAGTGGTTTGAAGCAGGGGTTACACTTAAGATGGGAGCCAGCCTCAAGGATTATATCAATGAGAAAGGATCCTGGAAATTCTTACAGGAATATGCAGCCTTC